CCATATTCACCGACTCCATACTATGCATATGAGATCACTAACATCCAAGGTAATCACACCATCGTAGTAGTTAGTGGAGGGACACAGAACACTGCATACATCAAAGTTAACGGCGTATGGAAGGAAGTCACAGTATACAAGAAGGTAAGCGGATCCTGGCAGACGATAACAGATCCGACCACTGTAATTGATACTGTATCTAAGTATTATTTAAGCTAAAAACACATGGCACACAAAGGCACTGACAACTTAATACCGATAACATCCCGAAGCTCGGAGGAAACTCGAGAAATGGGTAAGAAAGGCGGAAAGAAGTCAGGCGAGGTAAGAAGAGCCAAAGCGACCTTCAGGGAAAGCCTTAAACTCATGATGGATGAAACAGCGCCAGAGAAGATCCGGGCGGCATTCGACAAGAACGGGTACGACGTTACTACACACCGGGAAGCGATCACTGCAGCGATCCTGATGGGGGCAATGCAGGGGAATCCAAAGATGGTAGATAAAGCCCTTGAATTATTAGGCGAGGATTATAAGATGAAAGCCCGCGTTGATGAGGTCAAGATCCAAAAGAAACGTCTTAAGATGGAACAGGATAAAGTCGCTATCGAACAGGCAAAAGCTGAAGCATGGATGGAAGCTCTCAAAAATCAGCAGGAAGCTGAGATGGAAGATGATGGCTTTATGGACGCCTTAAAGGGAACAGCAAAGGATGACTGGACCGATGATTAAGAAAGCACCATTCCACTTTGAGCCATTCAGCAAGAAGCAAAGGCAGATACTTAACTGGTGGACAGAGGACAGTCCCGTAAAGGATAAAAACGGCATTATAGCGGACGGAGCGATAAGATCAGGTAAAACAGTATGCATGAGCTTATCATTCGTCTTGTGGGCAATGGCGACCTTTGACGGGCATAACTTCGGCATGGCTGGTAAAACAATAGGCTCATTCAGGCGTAACGTACTGGCGCCACTCTCAAAGATGATGATATCCCGAGGGATCCGTTACGAGTACAGACGAGGCGATAACCTGATGATCGTATCCTTTAAAGGGCATACGAACACGTTTTATATTTTCGGCGGTAAAGACGAAGCATCACAGGACCTGGTACAGGGTGTAACCCTTGCCGGGTTTTTGTTTGATGAAGTCGCACTAATGCCACAGTCATTCGTTAATCAGGCAACCGCAAGATGTTCTGTCGATGGCTCAAAGTTCTGGTTTAACTGCAACCCCGAAGGGCCCATGCACTGGTTCAAGAAGGAATGGATAGACAGAAGAGAAGAGCAGGATCTCTTATATCTTCACTTCACGATGGACGACAACCTGAGTTTGTCGGAGAAGATAAAGGAAAGATACAGAGGCCAATATACAGGCGTCTTCTATTCAAGGTATATCCGAGGGCTATGGGTAATAGCAGAAGGAATCATATATGACATGTTCGACCCTGAAAAGCATGTGGTGGAATATGCCGATATAAAAAAAGACCTTACAGAGATAAATTATATCTCATGCGACTATGGAACGCAGAACGCCACGGTATTTCTGTTATGGACTAAAGCCGTGGACGGTATGTGGTACTGCACTAAGGAATACTATTACAGCGGACGTAATGAGCAGAAGCAGAAGACAGACGCAGAATATGTTAAAGACCTTAAGACATTCATAGGCGATACACCCGTGAGAGCGGTCATAATCGACCCTTCAGCGGCGTCTTTTATAGCGGCGGTAAGAGAATCCGGCATAACTGTTGTGAAAGCTAAAAACGCAGTTTTGGACGGTATAAGGGAGGTATCCGTACTGCTTAAGAAAGAACGTATCAAATATGTGAAAGAGTGCAAGCATACGATAGAGGAATACGGACAATATGCATGGGATCCGAAAGCGACAGACAGAGGCGAGGACGCACCTATAAAGACGAACGACCACGCAATGGACGCTTCAAGGTATTTCGTGCACACGATATTAGTCAAATCAAAAGCAATTATTAAAGACAAAAAGAGCAAAGGACTGAGGTAATGGCTGAAGAGATCATCATAACTTATGACAGAGAAAAATTCGAAAATGGAGAGTTAAACGCAAAGGACCTTAATAAGCTCATACAGGTATTTGAAAGCGATATACAGCCGAGCATCATACAGTGCAAACAGTACTACCTTGGAGAACAGGGGGAGGATGGCACCGTAGTATGCAACCATGCTAAGGACATAGCGGATACAGCTGCAGGGTACTTCCTTGGAAATCCTATAGTGTACAAGGCAAAAGACGGAAAGAAGATAGACGAGCTGACCGACGCCCTGGAGTTCGCAGACGTTGACAGTGTAGACCAGGACAACGCTCTGATGCTGTCGATAGCCGGGAGATCCTACGAGTATTGGTACGCAGATGAAGGCGAGGCAGAGCTTGCAGTCCAGCCGCTGGATCCGGAGCATACTTTTATAGTCTATGACACCACGATAGTACACAAGAAGCTTTTCGGGGTCTATTACTACTATAAAATCGATGACTCAGCACAGACACAGGATCCGAAGACCTATGTCATGACTGTTACGGATAAGGTTATAAAAAACTGGGTGCTCAATGGTGATATAGAAGTGGAGAGTTCTGAAGAAGGCCATAACATCGGACTTATACCGCTTCTCGAAGTGAGAAATAACAAGTTCTGTGTCGGAGACTTCCAGCAACAGATCCCGCTCATAGACGCATACAACGAGATGACAGGCGACCGTGTAAAGGATAAAGAACAGTTTATCGACTCTATCCTTGTTTTATACGGAGCGATCATGGGAGACACCGAGGACGAGACAGATGAGGCCTTAAGCGACCTTAAGAAGAGGAAGCTTCTGGAGCTTGACTCTGATGCCAGAGCCGAATACCTTACAAGGACCCTTGATGAGGGAGGCATGGAAGTTCTGAGAACAGCACTGAAAGAGGACATATACACGTTCTCTCATGTTCCCAACCTTACAGACAAAAACTTTGCGGGCAATTCTTCAGGCGTTGCTATGGAGTACAAGCTTTTAGGCCTTGAGATGCTTACCAAGACCAAAGAGAGATGGTACAGGAGAATGCTCCATGACAGGCTTCACGTCTTACAGGCATTCTATGGCAAGAAGAATCAGGCAATAGACCCGCACAACATCGAAGCGACCTTCTCAAGAGGCCTTCCGAAGAACATTGCAGAGCTGGCAGGCATAATCGCAACGTTATCCGGCACTGTATCAAAGAAGACCCTTATATCACAGCTTCCGTTCGTACAGAGCCCCGATGATGAGATCAAGGCAGTGGAGAAAGAGAACGAAGAAGCCATAAAGAGACAGCAGGAGCTTTTCAAAGAGGGTAATAACGAGTTCCCTGAGGAGCTTGAAAAAGAGGAAGAAATAGAAGAGGATGAGTAATTACTGGGAGAAAAGAGCGGCGAGACAAATGCATAATCAAATGCAGATGGCAGAGGACTATGCAAAGGACCTTGCCAAATACTATATCGCCGCTTCCAGGCACTTACAGAGCGAGCAGAACGCCATATTAAGGCGGTTCGCATTAACTCATCACATGACCATAAAAGAGGCTGAGGAGCTCATTTCGAGCCTCAAGGACCCATCCTCAATAAAGGAGCTTATAAAGGCGCTTAAGAAAGACCCGAAGAATGCTGAGCTTGTGAAAGAGTTTGAAGCTCAGGCGGCGAGATCCCGCATAATGAGACTCAATGCCTTACAGAGCCAGGTCACATACACAGCGGGACAGATACAAGTACTTCTTAATAAGAAAGCGCAGAAGCTTTTTGTAAACCTTGCCAGAAGCGCATACTATAACACCATGTTTGACGCCATGCAAAGGGCAGGGTACGGGTTCAACGTCAAAATGCTGGATCCGAAGCGTATCAAAAGAGTAATGGACCGTTCATGGACTGGAGCGGGCTTCTCTAAAAGGCTATGGAGCAATACCAAAGCCCTTGAAGACGCAGTGAAAAGGGAGATCATGGTAAACCTTCTCACAGGGAGACCGTTGATAAAAGCATCTCAGGCTATCAATGAGGAGTTCGGCAAGGGATATAATAACGCACGCAGGCTTATAAGGACGGAAAGCGCTTATATAACGAATCAAATGACGCTGGAAGGGTACAAGGACCTTGAAGCTGATAAATACATCTATGTGGCTATTCTGGACCTTAAAACAAGTGAGGTATGCCGTGGGTTAGATAAAAAGCGCTTCCTTGTGAAAAGCGCAAAAGTGGGCGTTAATTATCCGCCTATGCATCCATGGTGCAGATCTACCACTATCCCGTGGATGCCCGACTCTTTGCTGAAGAACATGAAGCAGAGGGCGCTGGATCCGAAGACGGGTAAACATGTATTAGTTCCCGGGGACATGACATACGAACAGTGGTACAAGCAGTTCGTCCAGGGTCAACCGGCAGGCGACTCGACTACACAACAGCATAAAAATAAAAGAATCGTCTACAGTGTTAAAGACGATTACTTAAAAAATATGGAACCTGGCAAGGGTGAAGTATTAAAAGAACTTGGGTATGTTGAAGACAAAAAACACAAACAAGACGAAGAGTCCGCCACATGGCTAAGAGATACTTTTGGAGGAGATGTTGTTCTCGTAAGAGAAAGACGAACCATAGAAGAACAAAGTGCAGATGCATATTGGCGGGATGCGTTTATAGAGTTCAAACGACCAACGAGCATTAACGCTATAAAAAAGAGAACACGAAAAGGACTGTCGCAGCTCCTGGCTATGGGGAAAACAGATTACGGCAGAATGCTTATAGACATTTCAGGCAGGAATGAAAACATAAGTACGACGGATATGGTCAATGCCATGCTCGAGGAAGCCCCTAAACGAAGTAAACTCGATAAAGTAGATATAATAGTCAGAGATCAAAATAACATAGTAGATATCTATAGAATTGAAAAGTGAGCACACAGCCTGATCCTGAAAGGCCCAGGGGGTGCTCACCCTCAAGACAAAGATATCACTTTTTTGTTCATTAGTCAAGCAGGAAGGAGCTCATATGAAAGTAAAAGTAATAGTGAGTTACATCGATAAAAACACCCGTGAATATTGCGGTTTAGGCGATGTAAAAGACTATCCCAAAGAAAGAGCCGAAGAGCTTATAAACGGCGGTTATGTGGTCAAATATAAGGCCACAGAGAAAACTAAATAGTATACGTTAGGCGCTGAAAGGCGTCTTTTTTATTGGAACGTCATGGGCATTGAACGTGATGGGCCGAAAGGAGGAACAATGATTTATAAGAAGTATTTCCCTATGTCTGAAGATGACGGATTAAACGGCGGGGGCGCAGAACCTACCGGGGAACCTAATGGAGGACAGGAAGAGCCGAAGAGTTTTGATGACCTTCTGAAGGACGGATATCAGTCCGAGTTTGACAGAAGAGTTACCAAGGCGATCAACACAGCTGTATCAAAGGAAAGAGCAAGGCTTGAAGCACTGCATAATCAACAGCTGACCGAAGCTGAGAAGCTGGCAAAGATGACTGAAGAAGAAAAGAACGAGTATAAGGCCCAGCAGAAAGAAGCCGAGATCAGAAGAAGAGAAGATGCGATCACCAAGCGTGAGCTCATGGCAGAGGCAAAGGAAAAGCTTGTAGAAAGAGGCTTACCTTTAAACTTAGCCAATAACCTTATATATGACAGCGCCGAGACCGTCAAAAACTCCCTTGATGATCTGGAGAAAGCCTTTAATGAGGCCGTAGCCAAGACCGTAGAGGATAAGCTGAAAGGCGGGCAGCCGCCAAAGGACGCAGGCTCCGTAGGAGAAAAAGGCAAAGACAAAGCGAGAGAAGCCGAAGTGAGAAAAGCATTCGGCTTATAAAAGTAAAGGAGTAAAACAATGGCAAACACATTCACAAACGGATATGCAGATCTTTTCCAGAAAGCATTAGACCAGCAGGCAGTTCAGGAAGCCGTAACAGGCTGGATGGACGCAAATGCGGGACAGGTTATCTATAACGGCGGCAAGACCGTTAAGATCCCTAAGATGACACTTAACGGCATGGGAGACTATTCCAGAGCATCCGGATATCCTGATGGCGGCGTAACCCTCGTATATGAGAGCAGAACGCTCACTCAGGACAGAGGTACCAAGATCCTTCTTGATGCTATGGACGTAGATGAGACCAACTTTGTTGCATCTGCCGGCGCAGTTATGAGCGAGTTCCAGAGAACCCAGGTAGTTCCTGAAATCGATGCTTACAGACTTTCCGCACTGGCTACCATCGCTATCGCCGGAGCCAATGACGCTCAGGTTGAGTATGGCTACACACCGGCTAAGGCTACCATCGCTGACAAGCTGCTTGACGCTATTGGCGCAGTTAAGGAAGCAGGCTTCAGAAACATGCCTCTCGTTATTCACGCAACCACAGCAGTAGTGACTGCACTTGCACAGGCAAGAGTAGCTAACGCAGGCGAAGTTTCCTTCACCGCAAACGGACTTACCACAGTAGTTCCTGCAATCGATGGCATTCCTATCATCGAGACAGATTCTGCAAGAATGGTATCCGCTATCACCGTATCTTCTTCCAATGGCTGGAGCAAGGCTTCCGGAGCTAAGGACGTAAACTTCATCGTAATGCCTCGTATCGCACCTATTGCGGTCTCCAAGCAGGACAACATGAAGATCTTTACTCCTCAGGAGAACCAGGCAGCAGACGCATGGCTCTGTGAATACAGAAGATATCATGACCTTTGGGTTATGGACAACAAGAAGGCCGGCATCTTTGCTAACATCAAGAGCGCAAAGGCTTAATTGATTAAGGAGGCACTATGAGACTTATTAAGGATAACGTTGAGCGCATAACCGATGATAAGCGGTTTATAAAGGAGCTCAAAGAACAGGGTTACGTTGAGGTGAAAGATGACAAACGAACAAAAAGCAAAGGTACAGGGAAGGCTCGAAAGGCTGATTCCAAGTGATATCTATAATGAGGATCTTATGGACCAGCTTTCGGAAGATGCTGAGACATGGGTACTGGCATACACTAACCGCACTGTTACCCCTGACATCTTATTAAGGACCATAGGAGACCTTGCAATAATCGCCTTCAACCGTTTAGGCACAGAGGGCGAGTCCGGAAGATCAGAAGGCGGGGAGTCGTATTCGTTCGATGCGGCTCCACCGTATATCTTCAAGATCCTTGACAAATACAGATTAGTGAGGGCAGGCGGCCATGCGCATGAAGCAACAGAGAACACAGATCTATAAGATCAGGAACAAGATAGTCACATACGACAATGAAGGCGTGCCGGAAATTACTTACGGATCCGAAAACGAAGTACGGGGAGAGGTATGGCCTGCAACAGACAGGCTCCAGGCACAGACATACGGGGACAGGCTCAGTAATATCATGAATATGAGGTTCTATGGCAAGTATGAAATAGAACGCCAGGATAATGAGACTGTTTACGTGTTTGAAGACTTCAACCTTAAAGAGGGCGACGGAGTATGTGTCTATTCCGATAATGCCGATTATAGAGTTGTATCGATTAAGCCGTACAGACCTATAAGACTAGAAATTGAGAGGCTGATATGAGCGATAAAGTATCTGCCATGCTTGATAAACTGATAGCCACGGCGAATGACCCGAAGTTCCTTAACGAAGCGGGCGAGTTCGTACAAGCTCAGGCTAAGTTATTAGCGCCAGCTGACACAGGATATCTGCGTAACAGCATATTTTTGGACGTTGGCAGAGCTGATGGCGGTGCAGAGGCGAAGGTATACACAAACCTTCAGTATGCGCCATATGTCGAGTTCGGCACAGGACCAAAAGGAGCTGCAAATCACGAAGGAATCTCCCCGGAGGTGATGGTGACCTACACGCTGGAGCCCTGGTGGATCCACGAGAGCATGGTGGAACCGGGCGTGGCAGAAAAATATCACTGGTATCACATCGATACAGACCAGGGCAGATTTTATAAGATCGAAGGTCAGGCTGCACAGCCGTTTATGTATCCGGCATTGCACGACAATACGAAAACTGTCGTGGACATTTTAAGAAGAGGCTTAAAGGAGGCACTAAAATGATAAACGTCAAGGATCAGATCTATGCAAAACTGCAGGAGGTATGCGCAAACGTCTCGGATATCTATCCGCAGGCAACAAGTGTATTCCCTGCTATTCAGTACACAGAAGAAGCCAATAACGTATATACGAAGACGGATAAAGAAGAACTGAGTATGCTCAGGTATCGCATAGACATCTGGAATACGGGTTCCACTTCACAACTTGCACTTGCAGTTGACGAAGCCATATCCGAGCTGGGGCTTGTAAGGACCCAGTGCATGGACGTGGCAGACCCGAGAGGGTTACGCCAGAAGCAGATGCGCTATGAAGGGATAATAGACGTCTCATCGCAGATGGTTTATTGGGAAGGATCAAGATAAGAAAGGAGCAATTCAATGCTTGCAAATGGAGCAAAGTTAGGATACAGCACCACAGGAACAGGTACGATCACTTATACCGATATCCCCGGCCTTAAAGAGATCCCTGAAATCGGTGTGGATCCTGAAAAGGTAGAAAATACTGTTCTTACTGATGGCGTAAAGAAGTATGAGCAGGGAATCGGTGATCCCGGCGACATGGAGTTCGTATTCAAGTGGGATACAGCTACAGCAGCAAATAAGGCAGCTTACACAGCCATGAAGACTGCACAGACTTCGGGAACCACAGTTTATTTCAAGGAAGAGCTGAAGGATGGTACTACAGTAGTATTTACTGGACAGCCTGCTGTTAAGATCAGCGGCGGCGGTGTAAACGGTGTCATCGACTGGACACTTTCCATCGCACTTCAGAGCGACCTTACGATCACTCTTCCGGCATAAGGCTAAACAAAAAGGAGGCAAATAATGGGTAATGAAATTTTCGGATTAAACGAAGAGACGAGAGACGAGAAGGCAGAAACAAAGAAGAATGTACGCAAGCCATATGTGCCTTGGGTAGTGGACGGCACTGAATACCGTTTAAAGCTCACCACAAGCGCTATCGTAAAACTCGAAAACAAGTATGGTCAGAATGTTCTGTCTATCGTTTCACCGGAGGAGGGGTTGCCTCCTATCGGAGCTCTTTTGACTGTGATCCAGGCATCCATGGAGAAGTTCGAGCATGGCTTAAGCTTCTCTATTGTTACTGACATCTATGACAAATACGTCGAAGCCGGAGGTGACATGACTACACTGATGAATGACGTGATCATGCCGCTTCTTTCAAATGGCGGTTTTTTTACTCAGGAGATGGATCAGGAACTGATGACCCAGGATACAGCACGATAACAGAGCTCATAAACAGCCTTATACCAAACGCACTTGACAGTGGAGTCTCAATGGATCAGTTCTGGGACTCCACTCTTCTTGAATTAAACGACATCATGGAAAGCAAAAGCAGAATGTCAAGAGCAAAGGAAAAGGCCAAAGCCGGTCATGTCTTCGTTTTGGCTAATGCGATATCTTCAAGGATAACTTATTTCTTCTCGGACGAAAAGAGCAGGACAGAGGAAATGATCCTCCAGCCGTGGCAGGCATATCCTGATTTTTTCGAAAGTGAGAAAGAAATGGCGGAAGAACGCAGAGAGAAGCAGGAAATGGACATACAAAGACAGAAAGTAATTGACTGGGTAAATCATGTAAATGCCCGCAGACATAAAAGAGAGGAGGCGCCTGAATGACAGTTGAAGAATTGCTTGTAAAAATCAAGGCAGATACTACTGGCTTGAGTGATAAGGCTGAAGGCGCCAAAAAGTCTATCAAAGGCATATCTGAAGAGGCAGAAAAGGTACATAAAAAGTTAAACCTATTAGGAAGGGTAAACTGGGGTGGCAATAATAAGACCGTCAACAAATACCAGCGTGAGATAGACAAAACAGTAAAAAAGATAGATAACCTGAAAAAACAGCTTAATTCTCTCGGAGATGGGGCAAAGGCACCAACGCCTGCTTTTAAAAGCCTTGCTAAAGATATAGATCAGGCCAAGAAAAAAGCAGATGAGGCTAACGATGCTGTAGAGAGAATGATTACTGCAGGTAAAGAGTTAGGTCTTAGTGACAAGGAAGCAACGACTGCCGCTATGCAGGATAAGTCCTGGGGGGCTTCGGAGAAAGCTTATGCACGTTTAGCCGACCTTCAGAAGAGGATGAAAGCACTTAAGGCCAGTGGTGGTGCGTTCCAGGAGTCTAAAGAATTTATAAGCCTTAATAAGCAAATAAGTTCCGCAAATGAGAAACTGAGAGAACTTAGGAGACTGAAAGCAGAAGCACTCAAATCGGCTCTTACAAGCGGTGTAAAGCGCTTTGGCAGTGAGTCGGTTAAATCCTTCGGGATGGCAGGAAACTCGATGAGAAAGGGAATCATGACGCTCCTGAAGTATTCCTTAGGACTCAGGGGCCTGTTCATGGTGTTCAGCCGTCTTAAATCTGCTATGAAAGAAGGCTTCGGTAATCTTGCACAGTTCAGCGGACGGACATCTGCGGATCTTGCAATGCTGAAAGGCTCTCTTACTCAAGTAAAGAACAGCCTTGCAACAGCTTTCGCTCCGATACTTACAGTCATAGCACCTATAATACAGACCTTTGTGAACCTTATTACCACGGCGTGCAATGCTCTGGCAATGTTCTTCGGAGCCTTAACAGGACAGAAGACGGTAACAGTAGCAAAGGCAGGCCTTGGAGATATCGCCGCAGGTGCAGGAAGTGCAGCCGATGCAACAGGTGCGGCGAATGGCGCAGCAGAAGAATACCAGCGCACCCTTATGGGCTTCGACCAGATAAATAAGCTGGATGACACTTCCGGTTCCGGAGGCGGATCTGGTGGCGGAGGCGGTGTAGGTGGTGGAGCCGGGTTCTCCACTGCTGAGATCTCAACCGCCGCATCAGGATGGGCCGACAGAGTAAAGGAAGCATGGAGGAATGCAGACTTTACCGAGATAGGCTCCATATTAGCCAGTAAGATCAATTCCGCTATGGATAGTATCAACTGGACTTCTATCAAAGAGAAGTGCAATAAAGTCGCAAAGAGCATAGGAACGTTTATAAACGGCTTCGTAGCGACATTAGACTGGGGTCAGGTTGGTTACACTTTGAGCCAGGGACTTATAACCGCAGTTGATATGATATCCACCTTCCTCCAGACAGTGGACTGGGCACAGATAGGAAGATCTGTAATACAGTTTATTGCGGGAATTGATTGGAAGGGCTTATTCGCTTCAGCGGCGGGGCTTCTTGGATCTATTGCGGGCGGATTTGCGGCACTCATAGGAGGCGCAATATCCGAGGCATGGGCTGGAGTAAAGGCATACTTTATGCCATACCTTAACAAGGACGGAGTAAGCATCGTTGATGGCATATTCTGGGGCATTGTTGATGGCATAAAGAATATCGCTTCCTGGATAAAGAAAAACATCTTCGAGCCGTTTATAAAAGGATTCAAGAAAGCATTCGGTATCAGCTCACCTTCTAAGGAAATGAAGAAGATGGGCGGGCACCTTATAGACGGACTCTTACAGGGGCTGAAGAACAATAAGATCACTAAATTCTTCTCAGGCCTTGTAAAAGATCTTGGGAAGTTCTTTAAGAACCCTGTCGGGACTATAAAGATAGCTATTGATAAGAGCGTTGATAAAGCGAAGACCTTATACGACAGTTTCAAAAATAGCACCGTCGTAAAGACCCTTACCAGTTCACTAACGAGCGCTTGGGACAATGCATATAGCCAGTATCACTCCGTATATTCAAGGGAAACCAAGAAGACCCTGACAGGTGCTACGCAATATACCTTCTCGAATATGAAGGCAGGATATGACAGCGTTGTGGACAAAGTCAAGAGCGTTGGCTTATCAGGTTATTATGCTAATCAGAATGCCAAGGACATTGTAAAGGCAATAGCATTGGCGGCGGCCAATACCGTAGTATCCATTGCGTTAAATACCATAAAAGGAAATGCAGATGGTGGCATATTCAAAAACGGCAGATGGCAACCGGTAACAACATATGCAGGCGGTGGCACACCTGGAATGGGTCAGATGTTCGTAGCAAGAGAAGCGGGTCCTGAGTTAGTCGGCACTATCGGAGGGCATACCGCAGTCATGAATAATGACCAGATCGTGTCTTCAGTCGCTGCCGGTGTAGCTCGTGCAGTGGCATCAGTAATGGGATCCTTTAGCGGATCACCAACAGTAGTACTTGAAGGCGATGCCCAGAACCTGTTCAGGGTCATTCGCACCGAAGCACGGAATTATGTTAATGCGACAGGCAGAAGCCCGTTCCCGGTATAAGGAGGAAAGATGTTCAAAATAGGAAGCACAAGTCAGACAGTAGCGCAGATGACTCAGGTACATGAGCCTGCGCTTGGTGGTCTTCAGATCACGGATGAACCCATATGGGCATCTAATACTGGCAGATCCCAGACAGGGAAAATGATAGGCGATATAGTGGCATATAAGACAACGGTGGCTGTAACATGGCCACCGCTTTCTTTTGCCGACTCGAAAACGATTAGAGACGCCATAATCAATAATGGACCTTTTTTCAAGATAGCATATAACGACTTCAATGCCACTCAGAACAACAATGCGCTCACGGTAAAGACGGTGTACTGCGCAAATGTACCGAGGTCGATAGCATCACTAAATGCCGCTTTCCAACGCCATCAGGCCGTGCAGATCACATTTATTGAGCAGTAGGAGGCGCCATGATATCAGCATCAGAAAACTATAATCTTGCGCTGTCCGGTTATTCGAGGACGTTTAAGGCTTCTATTCAGGTAGATGGCACAGAGATAGATGGCGATATCCAGACAGTAGACATATATAGAGGAACGGGTTCGGAAAGCCTACTCTTTGGTGCTACTTTTGCGCCATACTTCACAGCTAAGATTGCTAACCTGAATACAACATTATACGATGCGGAGGTGACTCTGAGAGTAGGTATTAAAGTTTCCACCGGTTCGTACGAGTATATAACTGTTGGCAAATACCATATCTCGGATACAAGCATCGAGAAGGATGTAAGTACTATAAAAGGTATCGGAACAGCATTCTGGAAACTGCAAGGCAAAAATATACCTACTACAGGAAGCAATAAGCCTATTACGTTGTTACAGGATATCCGCAATGTTGCAGGCGTTACCATACTGTCGGACTTCTCCAATGACAGACTTGATCGCACTATAAGAGTTGCCATTAAAAAAAATGATGAGGCACATTCTTGTCAGGAAGTGCTGAGTATCGTAGCGGCTTTGATGGGTGGCTTTGTAACTGAGGATAATGCTGGGCGCATCGTACTGAAAGAGTATGCAAGCGGATCCACCATATCTTATTCAGCAGATAGGTTTATTAACACACCTGCAGTCGATAGATATGGCTATGAGATCACAGGAGTAAAATGCATCATCCATGATAATGAGGAAAATGAATATGACCCCGCAAGCTATTCAACGGGAGATGTTAATTATACATTCAGGAATAAGTATATGACACAGTCTCTTTTTAATGATATGGCTGATACCGTCATTGGGTTAAGGCATTATCCGGGATTTCTCGGCATATCATTAGGAGACCCCAGAATAGATCCGTGGGACATATTATCAGTGACGGATGCAAACGGCTTGACAAAGGTAACATATCCCATGCAGATCCATCATCATATTGATGGAGGAGTGTCAACAGATATCGATGCCGAAATGTCCACGACAACGCAGTCAGGGTCTGTTACAGAGGCGATAAACAGCCTTAACACCAATGTTACAACGGCCACATCCATGGCATCAGAGGCTAACGCCATCCTTTCAGGAATGGAGCAGGCGGCTATTGCCGCTAATACCACACTGAATGGGATCTATGCAACAGCAGAAACTGCAAGCGATACCCTTGCTGAAATGCAAACAGCTGCAGAAGCTGCCAATACTACACTTACCAGGATTTATTCAGATGCAGCAGCTGCACAGACTTCGGCAAGCAGTGCACAATCAAGCGCTGATGAAGCGCTTAGGCAGGCAGGCATAGCTACCACAAACGCCAATACCGCAATACAGCAGGCAACAAATGCTACCAATTCAGCCAATGATGCTCTGGTACAGCTGGCAACAGTAGAAAGTGTTATCGATACGCTTAATTGGATCACGTCACATTCTGCAGTCACGAGCGATACATCAGTAGTAGCTGATAAGAACTACTATATCAGGAATCAGGACGGTACATTCACTAAAGTGCAGGACCCCACCGGGAACCCTCATTCACAGGGATGGTACGAGATGGATGAAGCCATATCTGATTATGTCGCAGCACATGTGGCTCTTACCGATTATGGTCTTAACTTGAAAGTAGATAACTCAAGTTACCGGATCCACATCGGGACTTATACAAGCACAGGTGACGAGGGAGTATATATCATAGATGGCTCCGGGAATGTCGTGTCATTCTTCGGTGAGGATATAAGGCTTGGTTCCAACAGAGCTCAGTACATTGGAAATAATACAGCATATATCGTGTTTGATCCTGAAGCGGCAAGCGGTCAGGGATCTCTCACCATCGGTGGAGCTAATATCCAGATGGGGAGCAGAACGCTGGAGGAAGTCCTTGCTGATAAGCTTGATAACGTAGATGTATCAGTCACGCAGACTTCCACGGGCGCTAATATCACAGTAAACGGACAGACAGCGTCTATCTCTAATGGTACAGACGGACAGCGTGGGGGAAAGACATTAAAAACCACAACGGCGCCATCTTCTTATACTACGACAGTAGGAGGCTTCACACCGTCTTACAGAATAGCACTCTCGACAGTCAAAACACAGTCAGGATCATCGGATGTAATAGTCGGTGACGTAATTGAGTACAGCACTTATCACTATCCTGTCGGGTACGTTGATTCGTCCTATGTGTATACCGCTGCAAGGGTAGACTTCAAAGGAGCGACAGGCAGTCAGGGGCCTCAAGGTGAACAGGGCATTCAAGGCCCGCAAGGAGAACAAGGCATTCAAGGGATCCAGGGTGAAACTGGAGAAACTGGTGCGCAAGGCCCTCAGGGGGAAACAGGACCTGAGGCGGTAGTAACAGTATATCCGACAGCAGTCAACTGGACAGCCGGAACCGCTACACTTGCAGTGGCGTTAAGAGTCAACGGAACTATTAAGACCCCGTCAACATATAAGTGGACAAAAGGTACGGCTACAACATCACTCGGCACAAGTTCCACATTATCAGTTACTGATTTAAACGCAGTCTATAACTGCACAGTCACATGGACATAAGGAGGCACTATGGCAACACAGACAGGAAGTTATGACTTTAAGACAGCAAAGCTTGCTAAAGAGTCAGCAGAAAAAGTCGCTACAAATTTCCTTGCGCAGGACAGCTCAGGCGTCATGGTCTATGATGGATCTTCAGGCACACAGACACCATCCTCACCATCAGCAAACACAAATAACGTACTAATCGATTCAAACGGTATGTATGTGAGAAACGGCTCAACAAACCTGGCATCATTCACAGGTTCATCCGCACAGATAGGTCAGTCAAGTGCCGCACATTCCGTAGTGGATACTAATGGAATGAGAGTGTATGCAAGTGATGGGTCTACTTTAATAGTCAATTTAGGCTATGGTGAAGGGACGGCAGAAAGTGGGACTGATATAGCGCCATATTTTACAATGGGCGACCGCTCTGGGACTATAGGCAACTACTCTGTTACAGAAGGTGCGACTTTAGTGTGGGATGATGAAGGAGAGCATTTTACAGCACCTATAGTCGCTTCGGGTTATATTTCTCACGCTGAAGGTGGTGGCACTCGAGCAACAGGCCATATTTCTCACGCTGAAGGAGACCAAACAACAGCAAGCGGTTGGGACTCACACGCAGAGGGCTTCGGAACGCAAGCAAATGGAGATTATTCACACGCTCAAAATAGTTCTACTATCGCAAATGGTCAAAACCAGACAGTCCTTGGCAGATACAATATTGCCGATACTACAAGTGCGGTCATCATTGGCAACGGGACTGCTGAAAGATCTAATGCGCTCACAGTAGACTGGAACGGCAATGTCAATATCGCATCTGGAGCAAAGTACAAGATCAACGGAAATAATTTGTCTGCTTCTGATGTTGGCGCATTAGCTAATACTGGAGGTCAGGTAAGCGGAGACATAACTCTTTACAAAGCCTCAGGTGATAGTCCTTCTCTTATATTTCAGAGAGGTACACTGACAGACAACTATAACGACTGGCGGATATACAATACTGGTGGATATTTACATTTCCAACAGAGAGGCCAAAATTCTACCAGTTGGACAGATATAGCGTACATTGGATCGAATGGCATAATCTATGGTAATGGTTCTGGATTAAGCGGGATTCCGGCTGTCGGAGATACAGCTTGGAAGACATTAACCACAGACTTCAACTATGTTAAAAGGTCCGGGATAATCTTCGTCGATTTTTACAAGACAAATCAGTCGCTGTCAACATCATGGACTACTATAGGAACTCTTCCATCTGGATACCGGCCGAATCATAATCTATATGGTGCAGCAATGACGCTAAATACAACACCTATTGCTTATTTCATCAATAGTTCAAGTGGCGTAGTGCAGATGAGAACCGCTACGGGGTCAGGAAGCTATGTTACGGCATTTAGCGTGTCATATCCTGTATTATAATCATGAAAAATATAATAATCGCATTGATGATCGCACTCCTGGGAGTTGCGATTTTTGTTTACGTAAAATCAGCACCACTCTTATATATCATTTGGGAAATGAGGTGAAAAAATGAAGTTATCAGACAAAGCATACCAGTTTTTGAAATGGTTCGCACTTGTTGCGATCCCCGCTCTTGAGGGCTTTTGGCTTACTCTTGGCAAGGTGTGGGAATTTCCATACTTAACGGAGATCGGCACCACCATAGCTGCGGTGGGAATCCTTATAGCAGCGCTTATAGGCGTATCATCCAGGAATTATTATAAGGAGGAGTCAGAAGATGTTACCAATCAAGACTATGCTCGCAAGGAGTGATAACTATGCCGGCACAAGGCCTATGACTGGCTTATGGCTTGTATACCATTACACAGGAAATAAGACCGATACAGCAAGAAATAATGCCATATATTTCCAGACAGGATACAGAGACGCATCTGCTCATTATATAGTAGACGATACAGAGATCATCCAGTCTGTTCCGGACAACTATGTTGCTTGGTCAGTAGGCTCAACAGGATGGTTGGATCCAGCGTCTCCATATGCTTCAAAAGGCCATAAGTACTGGGGTATTGCAAGAAATGTGAATACTCTTAATATCGAGATGTGCTCTACAAATGGCAGACACACAGCTAAGACCTTACAGAACGCCAAAGAGTTAGGTCAGTACTTATGCGAGAAATATAATATCCCAAATAGCAGAGTCATCAGACACTTTGATGTCAATGGCAAGCTGTGTCCTATTACTTTCGTAACTAACGAAGCTGCATGGAACAGTTTCAAGGCTGGCATTGGCAAAGGCATATCACCTGCACCTACACCGGAGAAGGAAAAACTGACAGTAGACGGACTTTTCGGCAGACTCTCAACCATCAAAGCCCAGAAGTGGATGGGGACATTCCCTGATGGTGTCGTAAGCGGACAGAATCTCAATGTGTATAAGTACCAGGCTAATCTTGTATCTGCTACGTATGAGGACGGTGGATCTCCATTCGTTAAAGCACTTCAGACATACCTCAACACTCACAAGTACAGTGCGGGAGAGGTGGATGGCTATATGGGACAGCATACAATCTCCTCGTTGCAGAGATTCCTCAAGAAGCAGGGATATGATCCTGGAACACCTGACGGATACTTTGGTGAGAACACAGCAAAAGCCTTCCAGAGATTCCTTAATTCGTTTTAGTTAATACGGGGCAGGGCAATTCCTTAACTATTTTTATTGGCTTGAGTGGTTGTGTCTCTATGCCTTGCCCCTTATTTATAGGAGTAATAACAAATGAATGAACACCTCATCGAAATAATAGCCATTGTGTTTGGTTCGCAAGGCGCATGGACCCTGATAAACAACGTGTACCAGGATCGCAAAAAGAGAAAAAAGAAGACACCGTTTGAGATGATGGTACTCGCATTAGTCAGGGAGAAGCTTATGTATCTTAGTAAGAAATACATCAAGCTCGGAGGCATTCCTGAAGATGAGGTATCAGCATTTACAGAACTGTACAAATCATATGTGGAAGCGGGAGGCAATACCAACGTAAAAGAGTTGGGTGAAAGAGCCAGTACGCTTCCTATTATATTTGAAGAAAAGTAGATCTTTCCATTTCATAACACATCTCCTTTTTGCCCGGGGTTGCCCCGGGCTTTTTTTAGTGGTATAATAAATATACTCTCCTTTCGAGAGCACAAAAGGTAATGAAGAGAGAACCGGGCGAACGCCCGGTTTTTTCGTGGTACTATTTTGGTACTAAAAAACTGAAAAAGTAGCAAAAAATACGGAATGAGGCGGACGAAAGGCCTTGATTTATAAGGATTTAGCATAATCTGATACGCTCTCAAGCTCCATAACATACACACACCTTAAAGCCGATAGCCCTTGATTTTCAAGGGTTTTCTGCTATCTAAAATCATTTATGGTACTAATTTGGTACTAAAAATAAAAACCGCACATACTTTACGCATATGCGGTCTCTTATTTTAGCTCGTTTAGTCTGTCAACTATTTCCTTCTGCTTCGACGGGAACAGGTGGGAGTAAACTCTTAATGTTACCGAAGAATCACCATGCCCTAAACGGTCCGATACAAGCACTACCGGTGCTCCCATGTTTATAAGTAGCGATGCATGAGAGTGACGCAGATCATGGATGGTTATCTCTGGAAGATCTGTTTTTCTTATGCGGTCCCTGAATACCTTCTGCACGGCATTGGCGTTCGACACGAACTCGAACAGCCTTCCCGACTTATCATATACCTTGTCACTGTATTCCCTCAGCTCATCCATGTAAAACCCAGGCATCAGAACATCACGCACAGAAGATTTTGTCTTCGGGGAGTAAATGATGTTCTGACCATCTACACGAACCATGTTCCTGCGGATCCGGATGGTGTTGTTCTCCCAGTCAATGTCATTGAATGTAAGGGCAAGTAGTTCGCCTATCCTCATGCCGGACCAGTACAGGGTCTCATATAAGATATATGCTTTTGGATCCGTTATTGTCTCCATGAAGCTGTCGTACTGATCTTTCGTCCAGAATTTCAGTTTCGGCGGGTCCTCCTTGACCTGAAATCCAGCCTCTGACGCAGGATTATTAGTCAGCTTATAATATTTCCGCCCAAAGTTATATATGCTTGAGAGGACCACGTGGCGCCCGTGAAGGGTATTCCCGGAAGCGGTATCATATTGGCTGTTTTGCCATTTGATAACATCTAACGGAGTAACCGAAGCTGCAGGCCTTGATCCGAAGTATGGCTTTATATGATTGTCTATCGCCTGCTGATATCCCCTGAGAGTGGTAGGCTTTACACGGTTCTTCTTAAACTCCAGGAACTGATCGCACAGATCCGAAACAGTTATGGAGTCATTCTTTCCACTTGCCTTCTCAATGAAGGTCCTTTCAAACTGTAAGGCTTCTTTCTTTGTTTTAAAGCCCCTCTTTTTCTTTACTTTTCTTTCACCCGTCCAGTCCTGATAATAGAATTTGACAAACCATGTGTCTCCATCCTTATACGCTGGCATTGGTATCCCTCCTATCTTGTTTTCATTTTCTTCTCGATATCAGACACGGAGTACTCGGAAGTGAAGTCATCTTCCTGCACATGCTCGATCTCGTGTAGTACAGCTCGCTGCGTCGCCTCCTCCGATAGATCCTCGTTTATAATGGCGGTGTAATAATCGCCATCAGACTCACAAGATTTAACGGTCATCCCCCTGAAGCCTTTAGGTAACCTATAAGGCACAAATCTCATATTCTCCATCATTTCATCCTTTCTATCATGTCTATAACGAATTGGACATCCTCTTTTGAAATATCCCTGGAGGCGTCAAAAAGCACTTTCAGTTCAGGTCTGTCCTTTAACTGCTGTGCAAGTTCCGCCACTTCGGGATCAGTATAATATTCATCCTGTGTAATATTTGGGTCTTCATCCATGCCCATTAGTTCTTGAGGAGTAATATTGAATATTTCGCATAGCTTCTCGATAGTGCTCCGCTTGAGATTTACAACCCGGCCAGTCTCGTATTTGTTTACGGCGGCTTTCTTAAGGCCGAGCTTTTCAGCGAGCTCTTCTTGAGTCATGCCGTATAGCTCTCTCAATTCTTTTATCTTCTCTCCTGTATTCATGTTTCGAAACTTCCTTTTTATATATACGTCAAATTTGAGTATCTTAATTTTACCATAAAATTTCAAAAAATCAAGAAAAAATATCTTGACAAGATACAGAACGTGATGTATCATATGAGTATCTTAAAAAGACACTTCAAGAAAGGAGTACCGAAATGGATAAACAGTTACTTCAATCTTATATAAAAAGATATGATGGAGTACAGAGGAATCTGGCTGAAGCCCTTGGAATAAGCCTGTCCAGACTGAATGCAAAGATCAACGGCACATCTAACGCCGAGTTCACTCAGTCGGAGATGGCAACCATTAAGGAGAGATATCATCTTAATGACAAGGTATTCAACCAGATTTTTTTTGCAAATTTAGTATCTTAATTAGATACTGAACAAGGATGGAGGATGAACGATGAGCAAGAAAATAAAAGCAATAATCAAGAGACCTGATGAAAAGGTCGGTCACATGACATGGATATCCGATACGCTGGAGAATCTCCAGGCGACAGTAGGCGGATACATCGAAACTGTAACCTTCGGGGATATGGTCATCATATGTGACGAAGAAGGAAGACTGAAGAAGAAGGAACCCAACTGCAAGATAGGAAGAACATCCTTTGTGGGAACCATCATAGCGGTAGGTCAGGACGGAGACGAGTTCGCTGATGTGCCCATAGACATGACGGGATGGAAGTTCCTTATAAAGTAGGAGGCTGTCATGTTGCTCGGAGTAAAAGAAGTTATGTCTCTGCTGGGTATCGGTAGGACTCAGGCTTACAAGTACATAGCAGAGCTTAACCAGGAGCTCGAAGAAAAAGGGTACCTGACCGTAAAAGGTAAGGTCCCGAAAAAGTACCTTGAAAAAAGGTTTGGATTAGGAGGCTGAACATGTGGGATGAAATTTTACAAGGAACAATGAAAATGGCGTGGGCGTGGATCCCATTCATATTAGTGATGATAGGAGGAATGATCTATGAGCATGAGAAACGAGACTGAAAACCTTCTGTGGGACTCCATAGATGCCCTTATAAATGAACTGGATGAGGTCGTGAGGTACGGAACAAAGATAGTCCCTGTCGATGATATGAGGGACTATATCAGAGAATCACTGAAAACCGTATACAAACGTGCGGAGGAGGTAGCAAATGTGGAAATGTGAGAACGGTCATGAGTTCGAGGAGTTTGCTGAAAAGAGAGAATACCACGGACTTGATTATGGATATGAGACATTCCTTGTTTGCCCGGTATGCGGTGCGGTCGGTGCGATAGAAGATCACCCCTGTGAGGTATGCGGGGAAGAGACTTTTAACGACAAGTATTGCGATACCTGCATGAAGGTAGCAAAGGGAATGCTCAAGGTGGACTTTAAATACATGACGGGAAGAGTAAGCGACTTAGTGGATCTCTTCACGGAAGCACTGGATGAAATATATGTGGAGGATAGGTATGAACATCAAATTCAGAGGCCTGCTGCCGGATGAGATAGATATCAGGGTAGGCAATGTATCACAGAGAGGCGCCACGCTTCTCTTATACAAGAACGCAAGAGTGGACATGGCTCTCTTAGATCAGGTCGTAGGACCTATGAACTGGCAGAGAGACCATAAGGAAGTTAAAGGCAACATGTACTGCGGTATCGGTATCAAGGGAGAAAACGGCTGGGTATGGAAATGGGACTGCGGTACGGAATCAAATACCGAAGCCGAGAAGGGCGAAAGCTCCGACTCCTTCAAGAGAGCTGGCTTCAACTGGGGACTCGGAAGAGAGCTTTACACAGCACCGCTGATATTCATCAACTGCGATACTGAAGCAGAAGGATATAAGTACAAGCTTAAGAACAAATCCGAGTTCTACGATACCAAAGTATCAAAGATAGAATACGAAGATTATAACGGATCCAGAAGGATATCGAAGCTGGAGATAACTCGTAAGGGTAAGACCATTTATAAATGGCAGTCCGATACGGAGATAAAAGAAGAGATGAAGAAGGGCGAGACTCTGTATGCGACACCATCCGAGAAAGAAGGCCTTAAAGCTCTTTGCAAACAGAAGGGCGTCACCCAGAGATGGATGCTGCAGGCCATCGGATCTGATCCGGATCACCCTACACCGATGACCCAGGCTGAGTACGGATCCGCAATGAACATCTTACTGGAGCTTCCAGATGCACAAGCAAACTAAAGCAACATCCATACCCCTTTCCATAAAAATGAAGGTGTGGGACCGGGACTCTCACTGTTGCATTATTTGTGGGAGTCCCAACGCCGCACCCAATGCCCACTATATAAGAAGATCCCAGGGCGGTAAGGGGATAGAGGAAAACATCGTAACACTTTGTTACCAATGCCATAACGATTTTGATAACGGATCCAAGCGGAAGGAATACGGGAGAATCATAAAAGACTATTTAGACATGTTCTATCCGGACTTCCCGGATGAAAAGAGGAGATATCACAAGTATGAGACTTAATGGAGCAATACGGACGGATCTCAAATATGCACAGACTGAGATAGTGATACCCATTGACAACAAAGACCGCAGAGAAGCCCAGAAATGGCTCCAGAGCGTAGAAGCGAAGAAGGGTGAAGAAGTTACCATCGAGGTCAAGAAGAAGCGTAAAAAACGCAGTTTGAACGCTAACGCATACTTTTGGCAGTTAGTCAATAAAGTAGCAATAGCAACAAACAGCACGGATCAGGACGTATACAGAGACCTTGTACATAATTACGGAGTATCAACCACTTTAATGGTAAGGCCAGAAGCTCAGGAATCGTTCATACAAATATGGACGGAAGGCAAGGACTCCTCAGGCTGGTTCTGTGAAGATCTCGGTCATGGCGTTATAAAAGCATACTCAGGAACGAGCACATATAACACCCAGCAGATGGCGAGGATAATAGACGGGCTGGTAGAGGAGTGCAAGGAACTGAATATAGAAACACTTACACCTGAAGAATTAGAACACTTAAAGAGTACATGGAGGCAATAAATGAACAGCGTCGTTTTAATAGGGCGCCTTACAAAGGACCCTGAAACAAGATACACAAGCGGATCACAGATGGCGGTTTGCACATTTGCCATCGCTATCGACAGAGTGACCCGTCAGGGCGAGGAGAAGAAGACCGACTATCCAAGGATAACGGTATTCGGCAAGCAGGCTGAGAACTGCGAGAGATTCCTGAAGAAGGGGAAACTCGTAGGAGTGCAGGGAAGGCTCCAGACGGGGTCTTATACGAACAAGCATGATGAAACGATATATACCACCGATGTTATAGCAGACAGAGTTGAGTTCCTGGGTGGATCTGAAAAGTCAACTACACCGGCGGCAGCTCCGGAGCCCGAGAAGGAGCCGGAGTATGCGCCGGATGGATTCGAGCATGTTGAGGAAGACATACCCTTCTAAAGGAGGTGCGGGATGGACTATATGTACACACACGAGGGAGACGGATACCCTTTAGCAAACAAGCTTATAAGATATCGCCAGATCCAAGGGATATTAAGCATATATCCCGAAGGACTGACAGCGAAGGAAGTAGCGCATCAGATGTATGAGTTGCATCTGACTCCTACGGATGAAAGAAACTTCTCAGCTCCCAGGCTGAGCGAAATGGAAGAAAAAGGGCAGGTCGAGGTCATAGGCAAGAAGACCTGCCAGTGGACCAAGAAAAGGGTAAAAATTTACCGTTTAGTGGAGGCATAACGATGGCAGAGGATAAAACGATCTATTGGATGAAGAAAAAGAAAGATTTTTATAAGCGTCATGATATCAGGATCTTATTAGCTTATCCCGAAGGATATGCATACTATGTTTTTCTTGACATGATCATGAGCGAGTCTATAGATCATGGCGGCGAATTAAGGTTTAGCGAGACTAAGCCATTCGACGCCCCTAAGCTGTCGCTTATGTGCGGTATGCCGGAGAACATTGTAAGTGATGCCTTAAAGATATTACAGGATCTGGAGATTATCGAGATCTATGATGACGGGACTATATATATCCCTTATGTGGCTGAAAATTCCGGATCCGAGAGCGATTCCGCAGAACGTGTCAGGAAGCATCGTGAACGCAAAAAGTTACAAAGTAACAACGATGTAACAAAATGTAACAACGATGTAACAAAATGTAACACAGAGATAGAGAAAGAGTTAGAGATAGAGAAAGAGTTAGATATTGATGATTTATCTATAACTAACAAATTAACCGCATGTGAACAACGGGAATTGGCCAAGGAATGCGGATCAATGGCGAATTATTTCCAGCTTATGAGATTCGCTGACCATCAGGTCAAGCATAGGAATGAACCTTCACCAATATCAGACTGCTTTCAGTACGTAAGGCAGATCGGAGTGAATGGAGGTTTTATTACCGATGGTTAAACAGCCATGTACAAGAGAATGCCCGGACAGAAAAGCGGGATGCCACGCCAAGTGTGAGAAATGGCTTGAGTATGAGAAAGCCAGGAACGCTGAGTATGAGAGAACGGCAAAGGAAAAGCAAATAGCATACACCTTGTACGAGATTGAAAGAGACCGCAAGGCAGATATCGCCACAGGAAGGATGAGGCAAAGAAGATGCAAAAAATAAGGCTGAAGTACAGCGGTACTCATTGGCTCATGATTAACCCCACCCTGTATTCCGTAGACAGCGAGACGATACCAAGGCTGCACTATGCAGCGAAAGGCGATAAGTTCATGGTGATCCGGGATCGGGACATGTATCTAATGGACCTACACGAAGCGGAAGAGTGGATCCGGAGATGCAAGGATCCTGAGATGGCCGAGGAAATGAGGGAAGTCGTGGAGGATGTCATAGCATATGACAGAGGATGCAGGAACTATGAAAGGCGTAAGGCCAGAGAAAAGAAAGCATTTAATTCCTGGGAAGGCGGTCACCCTATAAGGACCGTAAGCTTAGGAGCTCTTAATACAAGGGGGGAATGGATGTGACGAAGCCAAAGAAGGAGCCAAGAAGAAGCTGCTTCGCTTACCAGAGCGACAACAAAAAAGATGGTTGTGGGATCCTGACAGAGCTGTATTGCTTAAAGAATCCCAGATGCAGGTTTTTCAAAACCAAAGAACAGAGAGATAGGGAGAAGGAGAACTATGGAAATTAAAGTGGCCGATTTTAACAAGAAATATGACAAACTTGTAGAAGATATCAGTAAAACTTTATACCCCACCAGAAAAGGCGTTCTGGACCTTCTGGAAGCCTTTAAGAAGGACTGCCTGAAAACCGCAGGCACGGAGTTCGTAGTCATAAAGGAGCTGAGGAGATGAACATACTCAAGAGCTGTCCGTTCTGCGGTGGAACAGTGATAACTTACAAGGATGATCTTGGCTTAAGGGTATTCAGATGCCAGTCATGTGGACTGGTGGCAAAGTTTAAGGAGCACTTGTATGACGATGAAGAGCACGCCACGGAGCTCTGGAACAGGAGAGAACATGAGCTGTGATAAATGGAACTGGAAGCCAATATGCGATACAAGGAAATGCCCGGGCGACTGCGACTTCTGTGGGTATGACGACGAGGATCCGGAGGAGGTCAACTACACGGCGACCAGGAACACGGACCGGATCCAGGCGCAGCCGATGCGCTGGGAAGAATTTGATGATGATCTATAAGGAGGATTAGATGGATGAACGACAGAGACTGTAATAACTGCATCAGATGCACTCCAGATAGAGGGTGCACAAGTTGGGACTGTGACTATATCAACCGCAAGGAAGCGATAGAAGTTTATAAGGCATATAAAGACATTGTTAGATGCAAAGACTGTAAACACTATGACACCGATTCGAGAACGTTCCCTTGTTGTACGGACATATTCGGAGCGGTGAGATATATGGAAGCGGACGGATTCTGCTCAAAGGGAGAGCGGAAAGGAGAATGATATGTTTATAACACGCAGAAGATTAGAAGAAATCAAATCCCACGAAAGATGGAAAAGAGAGGGCGAGCTAAATAGAGAAAGAGAAATGTCGGAAATGTGGACAAGACTCCATGAACTGGAGTATAAAGTAGCAATGCTTGAGGATAAACTCAATATTCCTTCAATTCCTACTGTAACCCCTACTTGGGGAACTATAAACGAGGCAACCTGTAAAGGAGAATGATATGGCATTTATAAAAGCAATGTATAACGGAAACGATGTGCTGTTAAATACGGATTACATCGTGGATATATGGAACTATGATGAATTATATGCGGATGTATATCTTCTCGATGATATGCGTAGTGCGTATAAAGTGCCAAAGGTAGAGTTAGATAAGTTTCTTAAAGGAGAATGATATGGGAGTAAGAGAAAAAGGTAATGCCGATTATGAAAAAGGCTACCGCAAAGGTTATCAAAGCGGTTTCAAAAGTGGCAGAAGAATAATCAATAAAAAAGTGAAGGTAAAAGACTTCTCAAACCTTGAGGAAGTAGTAAGATGCGAAAACTGTACTTGGAACGAGAGGAATATAGACGGAATCAATGACCATTGGTGTACTTACTTTGGGAAAGACATTGAGGATAATGCTTATTGTTCATACGGAGAGGCGGTGCAATGATGATAGCAATACCTAATATGGATATGCCCGATACTTGTGATATGTGTCCAATAGAGGGGTGCGAGTATATCAACGGAAAGTTTACTTGCCCACTAATCGAAATCGTAACTTGTGGGGAGTGCATATGCTATCGAGGCGACCACAATTATTGCGCTAATGATTATTTTGCAAGAGAAAACGGTTTTTGCTCATACGGAGAAAGGAGAAGCGAATGAGAGAGTACATCTGTGATCTGTGCTTAAGAAAAATAGAGCCATCTGATATACGTATGAGCTTCGATGTGGAAGTGGATGGCAAGAAGAAGGACCATGTTGATATGCATTCCAGGTGCTATTACTATTTCATGGCAAAAGCAAGGGAAGATTTAGAGGAAAATGAGAGATTATCAGCGGGAATATAAAAATCCATACTGGATGCGTAAAGCATTGTACTACGAAGTACTATGGATAATACGAGGGTATAGCGACCTGAAAAAAGAATATAATGACCGTATCGATGAAGGTATGAGCCCCGGATCTGAGACGCCCGGAGGGAAAACGAATAGCACGGGAGACCCGACAGGAATGAAAGCGATTAAGCTGACTGTCATATCGGAGCAGATAAGAGCGATAGAGAAGGCCAGGTTAGTAATTCCATTCCAGTATATGGAAGGTATATGGAACAATATTCAAGACGGCGTGCCATATCCTCGTGATGCTGATAGACATACTTATGGACGCTGGAAGAGTAGATACATCTGGGAAGTGGCAAAAAACCTCAATAAAGTGTGAAAAATGCGCCACCAGGGAAAAAATTAAGTGTTATTATATTAGCGTGAAAGTTCATCCTAAATCCCCTGAAGAGGGCACGCTAATAACGTGCCCTTTTTGCATATGAAAATCGAATATCTGAAACTTAAAGAACTAAAACCATATAAGAATAATCCAAGGATCAATGACGATGCGGTGGAAGCAGTCAAGAACAGTATTCAGGACTTTGGCTTCAGGAATCCCATCTTAATAGATCAGAACAATGAGATCATAGCAGGCCATACAAGAGCAAAAGCCGCCAAAAAATTGGGGCTTACAGAGGTTCCCGTAATAAGAATCGAAGATTTGACCGAAGAGCAGATAAAAGCCTTTAGAATCGCAGATAACAGCTCAGGAGAGCTTGCACAGTGGGACCTTAAGAAGCTTGAAATAGAGCTGGAGGATATCTCATTCGATATGGAGGACTTCGGGCTTAAGTTCGACTTCAGCAGTGAGCCTATAGATTACGCCGTAGAGACTCAGGGAAGAGTTGAAAATATTTTAGGACTGGGTAAAGGCCAGTTTGAAGGCGAAGGATACTACGATATCCCTGTTATCTATGGGATAAAGGAAATGCCTGAAGTAAAAGAGTGGATAGGGTTTAATTATGTGATGAGCGATACAGATCCAGAAGGGAAAGGAGTCCACTTCTTTATTGATGATTATCAGTTCGAGAGAGTGTGGAATGACCCTGAACGATATGTGGAGAAGCTGAAACGTTACAAGGCGGTGCTCAGTCCGGACTTCTCGCCATACGGCGACATGCCTTTGGCGACACAGATCTGGAATCACTACCGGAAGCACTGGTGCGCAGCGTTCTGGCAACTACACGGGGTGACTGTGATCCCGACGATCAGGGCGTCCACAGACTCGAGGTCCTTGGACTGGTACCTTGATGGAGAGCCCAGGGAAAGCGTGGTAGCTATAAGCACCATGTGGGCAAGCGAATACCCTGAAGAGATGAGACACGAATATGAAAGAATGGTGGACGCATTGAATCCGTCACATGTGATAGTATATGGATCCATTCAGGACTATATGGACAAGGATAAAGTGACATGCGTTCAGACATTTACAGAGAAGTTTTATAAGAAAGGCGAAACAGATGGCTAAACCGAGCAGAGGCGGACAGCGTGCAAGAGGACCGGCTGGCATGGGCAGAAGAATAGGAGCCGGAGGCGTTGGATCCTTTATGGCTCCACCACCACAACAGACACAGCAGGCACCACCACAGCCACAGCAACAGCCACCAATACCGAGTAACGCAACACCGCCGAGCATAACTCAGCAACAGTTCATGAAGATGGATAACGCACAGACGATAAAGTATCTGGGAGACCTCAGCAAAAACGTCAAGATGCCGCCATCAGCAGAGCTTCCTGAGTTTGACACTCAGAGGCTGACATATGACATGGGTCTAAATGGCAAACCGACAATAGTCTCAGAAGCTGAGTTCAATAAGATCAAAGGCACTACGATCTACAGAGGCGTTAAAGAGCAGGATGATGGAAATGGCACGGTATTGGCACCGGCCAGGAGTATTGCGAATACCACTATGTACGGCGATTTTTCAAGGATAGGAGCTGGCGTCGCAGGAGATGGTTTCTATTTCTCAGACAGTACCAGCACTGCGAACAGCTATGCGGGCTATGGGAAAGACCTTGGGAAGTCCGCAGTAATGAGAGCGAAAATAGATAAAACTAAAGCAAGGACTGTCACTCTGAGTAACTTGCAGAACATGTTCAACAGCGAACCGTCAAGTATTAGGAACGCTTTTGCGAATATGTCAACAGTAAATGATGAGTGGAGTACAGGATATTTAGGTGCATATGCTCTTAAAAAAGGATATAATGTAATTACAAGGCCAGCATTTCTTGGAGAAAGACATTATATCGTACTTGACAGAAGCGTAATGATAATGTGTAATACGATTACACCACAGGTATAAGGAGGCAATTATGGAAAAGAAGAAGATGAGCGTCAATGAAGCTCTGAATATTGCCAACTCAAAGGCAAATGAGATGGGCGTCCTTCCCGGAGACGAAAAGTACAGAAGAAAGCCCGCAAAGAAGACTGCAAAGAAGACAACTAAGAAGAAGTAGAAAGGATCCACACTATGGCTAAACCGACAAGGGGAGGACGTGGAAGAGCGGCAGGCGGTCCCGGGATAGCCGGAGCTGCTGCCGGTGTAGGCGGTGGCGCAGGAGCTGCCGCTAATTTATTTGGCGGAGGTCTGGGACTTGGAGCCAATATGGTAACAGGCCAGAAAGTTCAACCGCAAGGGCCTACGGACCACGATCCTAACTGGGCACACATGACAGTCCAGGAGAATCGTCAATTACAGAGACGCATGGGACAGACAGGAGATGAGGCAGGCCTTACAGGAGTCCGTCCCAGCCAGAAAATATATGTTGGAACATCTAAGTCATATAACATCAACAAGTTCCTAAACACAGACATGCAGGATATGAGCCATCCAGACAGTAATTGGGATGACCCGAGCATGGTAGGATCTTGGAACGCCTTAACACCTGGAAAGGTCAAGCAGATGATAAGGGACATAGACTCGGGTATGAAACCTTTACCCGTAGCTGTGAATGCCACAAGAGTGGAGACCTCAGGTATGACGTTAAGCACTTTCGGCTTGGATAACTACAAGATCAGTGATATAATGAAAATGGATCAGGGACAGTTAGACCAGCTCTTTACAGGAAGAATCCGTTATAATAAGGGCTATACCTCAATGGCACATAATGAGAGCGGTATCAAGTTCGCCGCTAAATCAGATGTATGTGTTGAATATACGCTTAAGAGCGGTACTAAGGTAATACAGACTAATAACCTGGCAGAACATGAGACCATATTAGGCAGAGGATATGCGCAGAAAGCGACAGCCGCAAGAATAGGAAACGCTTTCGGTAAGAAGATGCTTATTATAAACGTTACTGTTATCCCTCAGGATCAGTCAGGGTGGTACAAAGTTTAAGGAGGCACACATGGCAACCAAAAAGAAGGATTATGACCAGAAGAAATACTACGATAATCAGACAGAAGGCATGTTCTTCGGCGGTTTTGCTAAAGACATGACAGCGGAACAGAAAAAGAAGATGAAAGAAGCGGAGAAAGCGCTGAAGAAAATATCTAAAGCTTCCAGCGCACCGAAGAAAGCTGCGAAGAAAAAATAGGCTCGGTCAACTACACGGCGACCGGATCCAGGGACCGAAAGGTCCTTTTTTATTGGAGAAAATCATGTACAAGATCAAACAGACAAAGAACGGATATGATATACAGCTTACAAGGGGAGACTCCTTCATGACAGCCGTTGAGCTGACGAAGAACGAAGAACCGTATACCCCAACCGATGATGACACCGTCCGTTTTGCGCTTAAGCATAACAAATTCAAACAGGACAGATCTGACTATCAGGACGATGAGCCGCTTTTGCTTATTACTATCCCCAATGACACGATGATACTGACCATTAACCCAAACGATACAAAACCATTTGCTTTTGGTGAATATGCGTATGATATCGAGCTCACATATAACGGGATCGTGGATACTTTTATAAGCGGGACTCTCACACTTACACCGGAGGTAGACTGATGGATATCCTAAGAGGCAAATTATCGCCTGCTGCTTCTATGAAGGGAACGCTGGCAGGTATGCCTACAATGAAGGGCAAACTGACAGTACCTCAGGTCATAATACCGAACCCTTATGAGGGAAATTATGTCGTTACGCCAAGGGCACATAATCCAGTCATACTTGAGACAAGAAACAAGACAATGACAGACGATGTAACGGTATTAAAAGTCCCATATTATGAGACATCAAACATATATGACGGAAAGACAGTATTTATAGCGGAGGATATTAACAATGGCTAATCAGTATGTAAACAAAGTAATCTATGGCGGTGAGACACTTATCGATTTAACCACCGATACCGTAACAGCAGCGCAAGTATTAAGCGGAGCAAAATTTCACTTACCGAGTGGTGAGCAGAAGACGGGTACTTGTGCATTCGATGTGGATTCATCAAGTGCAACCGCAACGCAGGCAGAAGTCCTTGCAACAAAGACATTTGCAAAGAACGGATCTGTCTTAACGGGTTCTATGCCCAACAGAGGAGCAGTGACCGGAACGATCTCAAGCAAGGCCACACCCTACACGATCCCCCAGGGATATCACGATGGATCCGGAACAGTTGGATTAAGTTCAGCTGATTCACAGGCACTCGTTGCAAACAACATCAGAGAAGGTGTTGAGATCCTTGGCGTCACCGGAACGATGAGCGGTTCTGAAGGTATGAAACCGCAGGCAAAGACCGTAACACCTACTTCATCCGTACAGACAGTACTTCCCGATTCATCCTATAACTGTCTGTCCCAGGTAACGGTAAATGCTATCCCTTACACCGAAACAGATAACGCAGCAGGCGGAAAGACAGTAACAATCGGTTCAGCTGCATAAGGAGGTAACTTATGCCAAACCAATATGTAAATAAGGTAGTATTCGGCGATCAAACGCTGTTAGACCTTACAACTGATACCGTAACCCCTTCAGTTCTAATGGAGGGGTATACGGCACACGACAAAAGCGGTGCATTGATAATCGGTACGGCTACAGGCGGAGGAACAGGTGCTATATCAGTCGTAGATACAGAAGACACTCACGGCGGTACTATACGAACCATTACGGCTGTTGACATATCCGACACCACGGCAGTCGCTGAAGATGTGGCACAAGGCAAGTATTTCTACACGGCAGACGGAACAAAGGCAGAAGGAACATCAAGCGGAGGCGGAGGATTAGAGTATGAAACAGGCACTTGGAGTCCGAGTAGCGATAATTCTGGTGATACGGTTATATCATTCTCAAGTACCCATAATACGATGCCTTTTTTCGTCTCTATGTATGATATTGTCGATGAATATGACAGCACCTTAAACACCTGTTATGCGTTCACCTACTATTGCTTTGACTCGATATTTGGTGGTGGTATCTGGTCGAGCACAACATCGGCTAGATACGGAGAAAGCAGATTGATTTATAGAGGGAGTTCTGCTACATCGACATCCCTTTCAACTAATTGGTTTGCAAACCCGCCAACAAATACAGGAGATGGTACTGGTGCATATCCAAGGTTTTTTGTAAAAGAGACAGGCTTTACACCAAGAGGTTTGGGCTATTACTGGCGTGCAGGTCACACCTACAAATGGATAGCAGTATGGGCACCGACAACATAAGGAGACACTATGGCAATATCAAAGATTATATTAAACGGTGTTACCCAAATGGATGTAACCCAGGACACGGTTGCCTCAAGTAATCTTCTATCGGGATACACGGCAACGAAGAATGACGGAACAAAGATAAATGGCTCTATAGTAGACGGTAACAACCTTGAATACGGACTGACAGACGGAACTATCCCAAGAGTCGGAATAGCAAAAGTCGGTTCAGCGGTAATATAAGGAGGAATAAATGGCTTATACACCAACAACTTGGACAACAGGCGATACTATTACGGCATCGGCTATGAATAAGATAGAAAACGGCATTGCAAATGCGGGTGGCTCTGCAAATGTTATTATCAAGATAAATATGACAGAGGGGGAAGCGGTCTCTATCGATGTAATTAAAAACGACACGGCTATTGTTTCCAAATTTACAACTGACCCCTCATCTGTGAAACCATTTGTATATAGGTCAGATACCGACAATCCTAACTCGATTCATACGTGTTTAAGTTATTTCTACTACGAGGATGGCGCTCTTTATATTTACGCCTACAATATGTACGTTGTAAAAACGCCAGGCTTTGTGCAGTATTATGTGGTAACGTATGACCCCACAGAAGAAACTTGGTATCTCGATTAGTCGGTAGAGGGAGACGATAATGTCGAATGTATTAATAGAGAAAGACAAACTTGATATACTTGCCAATGCCATCTCAAACAAAAGCGGTGAGTCGTTAAAACTCACCCTTGATGAGATGGTGGAAGCGGTAGACGGAATAGATATAGGAATAACACCGACAGGGAACATAGACATCACCCACGCAGGTCAGACCGATGTAACGAATTACGCAACGGCTACTGTGCCAACAGGGGAACTGCGTCAAGTAGTAGTAAGCGGATACTTTGATACGGTCGATAATGAACGGAGGTATATAAGGGGCGCAGATATTGAAGCACACGGGTATATGGACGGATGGTACGGCGACTCTGCTGGATATTGGTCAGCCGTCCCAAGCGGGATAACCATCACACCTACTGAATCATCACAGACCATAGGTGGTGCGAGTTATATGATGGAAGGAGCAGTTACAGTAAACGCCATTCCATCAAACTATGTCGGTACAGGCATCACAAGACGCTCAAGCACAGACTTAACTGTAAGCGGAGCAACAGTAACCGCACCAAGCGGATATTATTCAGCACAGGCAAGCAAATCTGTCGCAAGCGGAACGGCAGGAACACCAACCGCCACAAAGGGTACTGTGTCTAATCATTCTGTATCTGTTACTCCGTCAGTAACCAATACCACAGGCTACATCACAGGCGGTACAAAAAATGGCACCGCTGTATCGGTATCAGCAAGCGAATTAGTAAGCGGTACGCTATCAGTAACCGAGAACGGAACGAAAGATGTTACTAATTACGCAAGCGTAAATGTAAATTTAGCGTTTAGCACTATCTACACAGGTTCTGGAAATCCATCGCCATCTACAGGAACGAATGGTGATATATACCTTAAGGTGGTGGAATAATGGCAACGATAAGACTCATTCCAAGCACATACTATTTATCCAGCACATCGTATTTAAGTATATCTAATGCTTCAAATATGTATGCTAATACAGATAATAATTCTTATGCAACGGTCACCAACTCAAGGGCATCCACCACATCCTACTACATCTACCTTCGTGGCTTTAACTTTGATGATATTCCTGAAGGGGCAATCGTTAACTCCTTTACCGTCAAACTGAAAGCGAGAGAAAGCGGCGTATCGACATCGACATCATACAAGCCGTATCTTGCTGACGGCACATCAACAATAAACGGCTCTTGCGATGTCATCACCACAACGGCTTCAACTCACACGTTTACAGGTTTGTCTGATGATTGGGACACGATAAAGGGATACGGTGACGACTTCGGTATCAGAATCAACTGCCGTAGAGCATCGAGGAACACCACATCATATATGTATCTTTATGGTGCTGAAATTCTCGTTGACTATACGATGCCTGTTTACTATGACGTAACTATTAGCAATAGTACATCAGCAACGGTCACAGCGACAGACACACATCCGCTTGAAGGCACAGATGTCGAGATAAGAACGAATACCTTATCTGGGATAACCGTTAAGGATAATGGGGCTGACGTTACAAGCCAATTTGTTCAGAAAACAGACACAGGAAGTTATGAAGTAGAAAAAGTTGGCTCATACGGATTCTCAATTAACTCTAATGGGTATTATGAGAATGATAACAAAGGGGTTGATAAGTCAGCATCCGTTTGCAGAGTAAACTTTAACTTGCCCACTACAGCGACAATAACATTCACTTTTATAAACTATTCAGAAGAAGGTTATGACTTTGGCGTATTTGGCAACATTGATACTGCATTAAACCACAACTATTATTCGGCAGGAAGTAGCGGAGCAACTATATCAGACTCAAGTTACAAACTGGCTTGCAATACATCGTCATACAATACCAATTCCACACACACCTTAACATATAGCATGAGTGCCGGAGAGCATTTCATTGATGTGAAATACTCAAAGGACGATGCATCTGATGCCAATAACGATACTTTGCAGTTCAAGGTGTCTATTGAGCTGAACGAACCATATTCACCGACTCCATACTATGCATATGAGATCACTAACATCCAAGGTAATCACACCATCGTAGTAGTTAGTGGAGGGACACAGAACACTGCATACATCAAAGT